GCCGTGTTAAGTGCTGATAATTTATACTGCGTTGTTATTACAGGTATCGTAAATGTAGCAGCACCCGAGCCCATTGATAATCTAGTCGCATTGTCCACACGAAAAATAAATTGGCTACCAGGCTCAGTTCCAGCTTCATCACATTTAAACGTAACGCCACCAGGTGCAAGTGTCACGTTACTACCAAGCACTGTGAGATCACCACCTGCATAGATAGCTTTAGTCAGACTAAGCCCTGCACCAGCAATACTACCGTTACTGGTAGTAGTGGCCTCGGTGGTGTCTGTGGTTGTAATACGGCCTGCGAAGGTGGCTAGACCAGTGTTTGATAAAAGTAGTGGCGTTATGAATGTTATATCTGTATCGGCTCCCGAACTCGTTGCTGTTTGAAAAGCAATATCCCCATCGGCTCCTTTAAACCATAGTCTAGTTGCAAATCCAGACCCTATTCTTTTGTTCGTACCAGCTGCATTTATAAAAACATTATTACCTAATAAAACTGATGTTGCAGCATTATTAGATAACCCGTATAGAACAGCATTTGAACCTACTTTTAATGATGTATAACTAGACTCCCAAGTCTGAAAAGTAGAATTACCAATGCTTGCATGAGATGTTGTAGCCAGTGTTGTAACCCCACTAACAGCACCGCTATTAATTATAACACCGTTTATGGTGTTTGTGGCCGTTGCTCCGGTGATGGCTCCACTGACTGTGAGTGTAGACAGTGTGCCTACTGATGTTATTGCTGCCTGTGCTGCACCTGTAACAGTTGCTGCTGTGCCTGAACAATTACCTGTTACGTTGCCAGTAAGGTTAGCTGCTATGTTATTAGTACAGGTAATGTCTGTAAACCAGCCTGCCGCTACCCTTGCCCCTGTAGACCCAATAGAGCCTGTCAGGGTAATGCTATTTGTCGTTAGTGCTAAGTTACCACCTGAGACCGTAAAGCCTCCTGTTGCCGTTGCTACGGTAATATTTGCCGTACCATCAAAGGACACGCCTCCTATCGTTCTTGCAGTCGCTAAAGCCGTTGCCGTTGCCGCAAGGCCAGTACACGATCCGGATGACCCAGTCACATTACCCGTCACATCTCCAGTAACATTGCCGGTCAAATTACCTGTTATTGCTCCGGTGACTCCCAGGGTTCCAGCGATAAGCGTGTTACCACTTGCAGCGGCCACGCTGAACTTGTTCGTATTTATCGCTAAATCACCGGTAAGCGCTAATGTGCTTGAAAGCGTTGCGGCTCCAGTAACGCCCAGCGTGCCAGCAATGGCGGTATTTCCGCTCGCAGCTACAACTGAAAACTTATTCGTGTTTAACGTAAAATTACCGGCTACGGCTAAAGTTCCGGCAAAAACTGCCGAATCCATGTTTAAGCTTTTTGAACCGTCTGAAAGTCCGTTCACAATGTCAGTAAAATTTGTATTAACTTTCGTTGCGTCTGTAACTGTGCCGTTTGATAGTGACCATGTAACGCTTGCGTACGCCATTATTAACCCCCTCCATTTTGAGATCTAATTCCTATTCCTATTGGTATTCTGCCCTTACGACCAGCTCCAACGCCAACTTTTTCAATCAAATCAGCCAGGCTCAATACTTTTGAAGCCGCCATTGGGCTTGATAAGGCTAGTGGTACAGTTGCCGCCGGTAGTCCAAGTAGTGCGCTAGTTCCGATTGTTGCTGCTGCTCCTGGGACTGCTGCTGCTGTTTGTACACCCAGCGTTGATCTTCCGGTTGATTGTCTTGGTAATACCGTTGGCCTTCTGCCGGGGCCCAGCTCTTCGGCCATTTTCGATAACTCAATTTTGCCAAGCAAATCTTCGCCATATAAATCACCAAGATCTTTAATCGCTTTTTGTGCCTCCGTGCTTCTCGATATTCTATTTCTCAATGCCACGTCGTTTTCAAAATCGTTTGAACGTATAATTTCGCTGAGGTCGTCCTTTAGTTGTAGTTTGCGGGACCATTCCTGCATTGCTGATTTATATTCTGCTGGAGCCGCATTAATGAGCTGCTGTTTCATTTTGGTGCGCGCTCTCATAATTGCATCATTAACATACTTCTTTACGTCGCCGGAAACTTCCATGTCAAAAATAGCGCGCTTATCCAAATCCTCGCGCATATCTTTAAATGCTGTAGCTGAATAGTTCTGCTTAAAAAACTTGTTTTGCTTTGCTCCTGGAACACGGTCTTTCAGTTCGTTAATAGCATCATCAAGATCTTTATTTATAGCCTCGCGATAAGGACTCAGGTTTTCTTTACCTTCAATCAGTGACTTTTTTGCCGCCTGCAGTTCTTGAATTGCCGGAAGAACGCTTAGCTTTGGCGTTTTTTTGAGAGCTTCATCAACTACTTTTTTCTCAGTGATTGTTTCTCCAATATTTTTAGTCAAACCTTTAATTGAAGATCTAACCTCTGCGCCTGTCTGCGCTTCTTGAATCTCTTTTGCTCCCTTGCCAAGCCCGAAACCCCACTTTCTCAGAGTCTTCTCTCCTACGCCGGACAATTCGCCCGCAACACTTCCCAATGCCTTGTTTATAGGCTTTAATATTGCTGGTGCTGCAACGGGTATAGCCGCCCCAATACCAATGTTTGAAGCAAGCCTGCCACCGCTTACGCCTCTTCCGGCCGCGTACTCTTCACCCTCACGGGCAACGCCTGCCGTAACTCCTTCTAATGCACCTGCCGATACTCCCGGAGCCATTCTTCCTATCAAATCACCAAGCGCCATTGTTTTTTTTGCCGTCAATGCCGGAGCTACTTTTTCGATAAACGGAGCTGCTTTTGACGCTGCACCCATAATCTTAGGGCCAAGCATCGCCACACCCCTTGCGCCCGCCAATGGTGCACTTAAGGGTAGCGTGTAAACACTTGCAGCCGTTTCAACTGGTCTTATGAGTTGCTGTAAAAATCCCTTTCCTTCGCCTGTTATGTCAGCAACGCTTTCCAAACCTCTTTCTTTTGGGTCTATTGTGGAGGCTGCGGCTCTAAAAGGCAATGTCATAACGTCCGCTCCAGCCCCTAGCGACTCCTGTAGGCCACTTGACCTGCCTTCGGCTGCCATTTTAGCGGTGCGTGGGAAAAGTGCGCTTGCCGGCCTTCCTAGGCGCTCAGAACCAAGAAAAGTAACGTCGTCACGCAGTCGTGAGGGTCGCTGTTCTTGCTGTGGTGCCTGTTGCTCTCCCATGCTACTTGATGTGGAGGCATTGCTGGAAGGCGTTTTATCCGCCATGCCACTGTAAATATCGTTGAGCTCGTTTTCAGTGGGTGGACTGTCGCCCTTTACTCTGAAAATACGCCCGTCTGGCGATGTGATTTTGTATGTAGGCATTATTCCACCTCCACAACAAATCTACCTATTTTCCTTGCTTCGGGTGCTCTTCCGCTACTTGATGATAATTGACCACCGCTTGATGAATTACCCATAGGCTTATAGCTCCTTGGGAATGGAAGTTCATTGTTTTTTATCATTGGATTTTCTGTGATCGCCTTAATATTGTATAATGCCTCCTGAGCCTCTTGCAATGCGTCAACATAATCTTCATCATCAACCATTCTGTCCTGCAATCTACTTGAAGCACTTTTCAACACTTTAAACTCGGCTTCTGATACCGGGCCAAGGCCGGTAGCTCCTGTTTTAGATTGTGATTGCAGTTTCTGTATATAATCGAATGTCAATAAATCCTTTAGTTGATCAATCTTTGTGAGAGCTATTCTTCCTGAACCAAATAAAGCCGTTCCCCCATATCCAGTTGCCGAAGAAAGTCCTGGATCATTTTTTACATCGTCAATCATTGAAATTTTTGATTCTATGTCCAAGATGCGCATGTTTTTAGTTTCGGCTTCTCTTTGCTCTTTTTCAGCTCTCTTTTCGGCTTCTCTTTGCTCTTTTTCTGTTTGCTTTTCGAGTCTCGAATCGGATTTGTCCTGCAGTCGTAGCTTTTCTATCTCGACCCTATTTGCCTGTTCGGCCTGCCTTTTCTCTGCCGGAGTCTCCTGTTTTGATGCTGGTGCTAAAACTCTTTCAACAAGCTTTGAGCCAAATTCAGGCTGCGCGCCTGCAGCAATCATTTCAGGCGGTAAGCTTTCGCCATTTACGTTTCCGGTATTTATATAAGACTCAATTGCACGCCGTGCAGCATCCTTGCGCGAAGAATCTTTTTTAGCCTCACTAAACTGAAATTCACCAAGCCTCATTTGCAGTTCGCGTGCTGCTGCTGCTTTGCGATCTTCGTCCGCTTTTCTCTTGCGCTCTTCGGCGTCTCGGAAAATTTGCTCTCCCTGTAGTGCCGTTGTGCCCGGAGACTTGCCTCTGGTTGCTATTGTCTCTGCAACTGCAAGGTAGGGTAATATGTTTCTGAATCTCTGTCCATCATCTGCCATCTTAGTACCTCGCGGCTCTTGTTAAGAATTTCGAGTTTGCCATATTTGCTTCGTATCCGGCCTTCGCTGAATCAGCTCCATAGGTAGGTGCCTTCGTTTTGCCAAACATACCATCCGCCATGCTACTACTTCCAAGCGTAAAAGCAAGTTCGCCAAGCCCTTGAATAGTATTATATCCGGTCATGTTCGGAGCGTTATATTCGGGTTTTTCTATCTGCCTGGGAATAGCTTTTGTTCCGAGCATATTCAAAATAACTTGCCTGCGTTGCTCTCTCTCATACGCCTTGTTCGCCTTGTCAGACCTATCTTCATAGCGGTCTTTAGCTCTGCCTTGCGCTACGTCACCCTGGATTGATGCTCCCTGCTTAGCGCCCCAACCAGCGCCAGCAACGGCAAGAGCTGGATTTCCTGTAAGCACTCCAGGCGCCGCGCCGATTACCCCACCTATTGCCGGCAAAGCGTAGTCTTTACCTATATTTCCAGCCTTCCTCATTAACGAATTTAAGCTCATTATATACCTGCCCTTTTACGTGCTCCAGCAACGCCGGCGCCTCTTACGGCTTCCTGTTCTTGCGGAGTTAATGTGTCAAACGTTTTTCTGTCTATGGTAACACCATTAAACGCGTTAAGCGATAATTCTTGTACCAGCTTTGCCCGTGCGGTAGCTGAGACTGTACTACTTACTGGCGCTTGTGCCACGCCTGTAGAGGTTTGTGCAGAAGCTGCCCCCGCCCTCTGCGCTGCCAATTGAGCCGTTAGTTCTGCTGGTGACAATGTTTTTGGTGCTGGCGCTGGTGTAGCGGCAGGTGCGCCAAGCATTGGCGCCGCTTTAAATTCCGGTGCTGCCGTGGACTTAGTTCCAGCTTCACGGCCTTCACTTTTTCCGTATTGTAAATAATGGTCATAGCCCGACTTGAATCCGCCTTTTTTAACCTCTGCTGCCACATCGGGATTGTTAGCCAGATAAGCGGCCTCATCAAATCCTGCATTATCAGCAACCATGCTTGAGATGTCAACGCCCATCTCTGTGTAAATAGCGTCTATCTGGTCCTGAAATGTCTTGCTATCGGTTTTTACGCCAGAAACCTTGTCAGCCAAATATAAAGCCTGCAGGTCTCCCTTTCTTTTTGCTTCTTCGCCCAAGGTGTCAAAATAGTTTTGTAACGTCATTTCCTGCGACTTAAGCATCGCCGAATTGTTCTGTAGTTCGTTTTGCAATTCTCCGCTTACTTTTAATTTATCTAAATCGGCTGCAATTGAAGCTGTTTGACTATTTTTATCCGCCGATATTTGCGTTTCGAGCTGTTTCATTTGAGCTGCTGCTTGTGCGTTTATTTTTGCTATCTCATTATCTTTTTCGCTTGCGCTTAAATCCTTTTGGGCTTGAATATCAGCTATCTGACGATCTGATTCGGCTTTTATTTGCGCATCGGTAATGGCCATTTGCGTTGCCCTTCCCTTGTCTGCGTCCGCCAGGCGACCAGTTTCAATCGTTTTTTCCTGAGCTAATTTTTCACGCTCCAGCTCGGTGGTACCCATGCGCGACGCTACCTGCTCATTCAACTGTAAGACAAAATTTGCCTGTTCATTGTCGCCCGTCTTTTCCGCCAGTGCTTGCCGCCTTTCGTCAATGCTTAAGCCCGCTTCCTTTAAAGCCTTGTCCTGAGCCATGGATGCGTAAAACTGTGCCGACTGCTCGTCCAATCCCTGCTTTTGCAGTTCAAGCTTTGTTTTTTCATTGTCGTTGGTGGCCCCGAAAATTGTCATCGCCTGAGCTTGCGAAGAGTAAAACTGCGCCTGGTCTTGGTCCATGCCGGCCTTCTGTAGTGCGATCTTCGAATCCTCAAGCGAGAGCCCTCTTTCCGCTAACGTGAGCGCCTGTGCTTGTGACGAAACAAATCTAGCCTGCTCATTGTCTAAGCCCTGCTCCTTGAGGTTGAGCTCGATGGATTGAAGGTCTAAGCCCCTGCCCGCCAACTCTTTGGCTTGGGCCTGGGATGCAACGAACTGCGCTTGAGATTGGTCTAAGCCCGACTTCTGCAGTTCTACCTTGCTCTCTTCAATCGAATAGCCTTTAGTGGCTAATTCTTTAGCTTGACTTAATGAAGCGGTGAATTGTGACTGCTGAATATTTCTCTCCTGCTCCGCCTGTCCACCTGTAAATAATCTTTCCTTTTCTGCTTCTGCGGCTTGAGCATCGAGTTCGGCTTTTTTCTGCGAAGATTGGAACGCCTCGCTTCCCGTTCTCTCCTGTGTCGCAAATGATTGCTGTGACTCGAGCTTCTTCATATCATTGGCCGCGTTCGCGTTTGCAATGGCTATCTGATTTTCCTTTTCGATGGCGCTCAAGTCCTTTTGAGCGTTAATGCCCATTATCTGACTCTGCAAATTAGCTTCTATCTGCTTCTGGCTTTCTGACGATCCGTAGGTGCGCCCCTTTTCGGCTTCCGCAATTTGCGCCTGGCGGGCAAGCTCATTCTGCTGCGCCTGATAATCCTGCGTTCCCACTCTTTCCTGCGTTCCATAGGTACGCTGTGCCGTGTTTTCTCCGGACTGATACGACTGTGTAGCCTCGCGCTCGCCGGTGAGGTATTGGCGTTGTCTTTCCGCTTCCTCTAAGGACTCCTGTTGTCTCTGCTGCTCTACATCAATTTGTCCACGACGGGCGGCAACGGCTTTAATCGCTTCACTTTCTTGCATCTGCTGTTGTTTGAGTGCTATGCCAGAATCGGTTATGTTCTGCGATTGCAATCTATCCTTTAACGCTTGTTGTTTGCGCTGTAAAAGATTTTCCTCTTCGCCCACCGCCTGCTCTTTGGCTTGCTGAAATCTATTTTTCTGAATGCCAAGCCTACTTTCTATTGCTTCTCTTATTGCCATTATGATCTCCGTCCGCGCAGCGTGTATGCTACGCCAAGTTCATGAACTTTAAAATATTTGTCTATCGCATTGGTGCTAAATTTCAACTGCAAATACCTACTGGTTGAATTTTTTAAGGGGACTCTTATTTTTTTGCGTTGATTATTGCCGCCCCACTTATCTATACCCCAGATAGCGGCGCCCCACAAAGAGCCACCCGGATCTAAATCTACATTTACGGCGTCGCCCGAGCCCGTGTCAAAATCATTAAAATATGATAATTGCATATTCCACACGCCGACAGTTTCAAAAAGAATATAAACGTAACGCCATTTCTTGTAATAATCCTTATGCTCTTCTTTGCCGGATATAGCCGATGTTACGTAATATGAATCTATCGTCGCGCCATCATAATTATGGCCCGTATCTAACTCATAGATAAATCCATTTTCAGCACTTGAGCCGCCATACAATTTATTATCAAACACGCAAAACCTTGATATTGCCATGTTAGCTTTTGACCAGGCACCTAACTTGCTGTCACCCGAGGCGCGCAGGTAATCAAACTTATAGACGACATCATTTTTAGTCGCCGACGTACTAGGTACGGCGTACCAAATCTTATTCTTCCAGTTTATACCCGCAACGCCAGAGAGTAACGATGTTTTAAAGCTCAACACATCAGGCTCTATATCATTGCTCTGAGAGTCTGTGAATATGCCGCCCGTTGTTGTCTGGGAAACGCCTTTTATTGTCTCGTTGTTCTGGAAAGCAAAAAAGCCGTCCTTATTCATCATCATGAGGTAGTTATCAAAATTAACTAAAGCCTTGTGACTTTCGGAGCCCCAGGGGCTTGGGCTTTTGACTAAGTACCATAGATCAGGAGTTAGCGCACCAACGTCGTCTTGCGTTAAAAGTATCCACGTACTTGTATTGCCCCTCGCATCTGACTTTGAGATCACGACCGAATTATAATGTATAGCAATGCCGGTTATTAGCTGGCCATCCCCTTCGCCTATGCGCAGAAAATTTGTAGTTGGGAATACTTCGGGTTGATTAAGTTCAGAGTACCATAAGTAACTTCTGTTCGCGCTTTCGCCAGCGCAGAATAGTCTTCCTTGGTGAGAAATCATGTATTTGAATCTGCGCGGGTTTGCATTATCTATTGGAGCCTCAGCTCCTAATTCCGTATCGGCTACATTGTCAGTTAATGACGACGTTCCATTTGTTACAGAAGTAACTAAGTAATACACTCCGCCCGCCGCGGCTGTGTTTCTATAAATATTCCATCTGTCAATCCCATCAAGTGCGGGCGCTGTTGGTATTGATGATACAAGCATAGACGCACTCGCTGCCGTTACCGCCGTGCTCGCAATGCCAAAATCACTCTCCGCGAGGTTGCTATTTACCCCGGTATAAACATATTGATACGTACCCGTCAATACACCAGTCGCCGTACTTACTGCCGTTAATGCTCCTGATGGTGCGCTGACTCCCATTTTAGTAAACTGCGCTCCATTCCACTTGTAAGGCTGATTAACGCCGTCGCTCATGAAAAGATTATTTCTAAACGATACAGTGTCAACCGGCGTCCCTTTTGTGAATACGCCGGACGATGCCGATATTTTCTCAAATGAGGGTGCACTGTAATAATAAGCCGATGCTGAACAAATGGCGACCAAGTAGCCCGACGCGTCGTTGCGCGAAAAGTTTGCAAGGCCATCTATGGCTGCCGAACCGATGGCGGCTGTATTAAGTTTACCATAGCCATTGCATGAGGCTACGGCTCCATAGTCGTCAAAATCTACATTAAGTAGGTCAGGGCTTTGATTCAATGGCAGCGTTGTCGGATTGTTTTTAGTATTCAAGCCGCCGTCGAATTTAGCAATCGGGAAAAGAGTTAGGTTTTGGTATGGACCAATGCTCATATAGTTCCGAGATCCGTAAAATTGGTTTGCTCTTCAATCTTAAAGCGTATGTGCATGTCGTCATCTTGCATTTTAGAATACGACTCAATAGCGTCGCTCAACCCTTTTTCCCACAGGCTATAAAACATATCTGCTAATTTATCTTTGTCTTTGAGTAGCGCTCTATATGTAGCATAGTCGACAATGGCGTTTTGCGCTAAGCTTGGCACGCTAAAAGATGCCGATACTGATGTTAAATTAGCAGGCTCTTTTACATACCAGAACTTAAGCGTTTTTGCACTATCGGGAACTGGGTATAGTCCAATGTTGGACCCGAACTCATAGTAATAACAAGGGCTACCCGTTGCCAGGCTACCTCCATAACTAATAGATGACAACGCGTCATAGTCGGCCTGGTCAATCTTTTTAAGCTTAACGCCATCCCACGTGACTTTTGAAACCCGAAACGAATCAGTCGGCTTTGCATATTCCTGTGTACCAGATACGGTTGACGTAGCGGCGTTTGTGCCGCTGTAGCATCCTATTTTATCTATGACGAGGCGCTCGCCAAACCATAAATACGTTCTTATTTCATCATCTGACCAGTTAGCTGCGTCAGGCTCATCAATTAGAGACCTTACCGCCGCCACCGCTTCTGCTGGCGTCATTTTTACCCCTACATCCTTTTACATGTTCACTATGTTCAGCTTTATCCATAAATTCAGCATCGCACTTTTCGCAAACATACACGCGCAGTGTAGTGGTCTTCGGTTCGCTTTTACCCATAACGTTATTAAGGCTTGCGTAGTGGGCGTTAAGCTCTTCTTCGGTGTCGAACTGCATACCATTGAAATTAGAAACGAATTTCTTTTTTTCACGGTATCGCAATTCAATCGGGAGATCTTCAATTCGTATTTTCTTTGCATTCAATTTGTTTTTGTTGCCGTCTTCAATGATTGGACACCACTGGCCCTTAAATGCAAGTGCTTCGGCGCGCTCCATCATAATGAATCCACCGGCAGGAATGCAGATATCGTCTCCTCGAAACGTCTCTCTATATTCCCGGGTATCGTCATTAAATACTTTTACTTTCATTTGTCCTCCTAGTCAGGATTTATTGTTAAAGACCAAAAGCGATAACGCCAAATATACCACCACTTGCCGCACTTGCTACCGACACAGTGCCACCAGAGAACGTAATGCCTCCAGGCGTCTTGTCGGACTGCGGAATGGGTGCGCAATAAATGATCGTTGTTAGTGGTAACGCAAAGTCGCCGGGACCATCGGTCATGGTTACGCTGCCGACAACCATTCTAAGATTGCCAACTACGGTTCCCTGGGGGACTCTGACGTCTGCTGTGAATGTTCCTGTTACTGCCATAATTTACCTCATAATACTGTTTGTGGTTTGTCTGGATTCAACGAACCAGGCAATAATTTATAAAGATTGTATTCGTATAAAACAGAGGCTAAATCACGTTGAATGATTTGCCTCATATTTCCTTGTGGGTACGCGCCTAAGAGTCCGCCTTCTGTGCAATTTATGTAAATACCACCAATGCCCGTTCGTCCTCCCATGATTTCGTATTCAAAGAATCGCTTGAAACCATAGTAAGATGGCCACGTGTACACTTTGTTTCCAAAAACATCAACAGCTGCCATGTCGCCTTGTGACCTGTCGTAGTCAGTGACGTATGAATGAAACCTTTTATTATAACCAAATGAGAAGTCAGCACCAATGAAAATTATTGGATTGCCTCCCAGTATGCATTTGGCAAAATAGAAGCATGAACCAAGGACGTTGCCGCCCATGCGAAAAAATAAAGGTACGTTAAGTATCTTTTTTGTTTCTGTGTGAAAAGACTCGTCTGCTGCGGTATTATACCACAACACCTTGCCTTTCCAATTTTCATGTAACCCGGGATGGCCAACAAGAGGGGTAACTAAAACCCTATCCTTCGATAGCTCGAAGTAATATTCTTTATCTTGCTTGCCACCAATACACATCTCATCAACAGTACACTCTCCGGCGTCAAGGTTCACATAATAATCGGCGCTCACTCCGTTGTCTTCGAAGTAGGCGAAGTTATGCAAACACGATACCAGGCAAATGTCGCCACGATGGTCGCGCAAAGCGTCAATGTTTTTAGCGAGCGATGGCCCTGAGCCTGCAATAATTACAGGCTTGAGTGCTTGCTTGCCAATCTCATTAGACGCCAGGTTGTTCATTATATCATACTTCAACGCATTGTGTTCAAACTGTCTCTTCCACTGCGCAAACCACGTTTTTATTGTGACGTCGTCGCGGCAGGAAAGGTCCGTTTTCATATTTGGCGTTTCAGTAAGTGGCATATCGAAGTATGGTTGATAGGTTAACCCCATCATTTTTACTTTTGACTGCCATGGCATAAATTCAGCTATCTTATCCCACCGTTCTGGGGATATTGTTTCTGGGTCGATCAAACTATCGACATATTTCTCCAGTTGGTCGCTCGAAAACGACGCGCCTGAAAACTTTTTGTCAATAAGACGTTGCAACAGATTTTGAGTCTGCTGCAACGGTGTGATTTGGTCGGTATTTTCCATATTAGAGACAGGCTATAAAAGCTGTGGCTGACGCTCCTGACGCTGCTGCTGACAACGACGTTCCAACGCCGACGCCCGTTGCTCCCGTTACAGGTGCGAACACGCCATTAGCTCCAAGTCCTATATTAGCACCTGCAGCAAATGAAATTGCGTCACCCGCGAGCACTGTACCTATACCATTGACCAGCGCCCAACCGTAATTTAGGGTTGGCAGTGCCGTGTGTTTAATCACACCAACGCACTTGCTGTCATTGGAGACTGACGACAAGGTGACGGTAAAGTCACTGGCGGCAGCGGTAAGGATAACGCCATTGCCAACAGCGATCGTTGACGCAGAACCGTTGTAAACATAGCGGTATAAATTGCCCGCATATTGACGCAGGGTTCCAACATCCGCCTTGGCTGTCGTTCCTACTTCTGAAATTGCATCTGTGAATAGATTTGTGAATCCGTACATTTTTAAACCTCCATTAAGTTAAGCTGGTGAAAACAAACTGCATACGTGGATTCTGGCAGACGAGAGCTCCAGCCCAGTAGATATGCGCGTATTTAACAGCCTGATTTGATTCTTTTGACCATGGCTCGAAGCGGAAATCTTCGTCCTTGTGCACATACAACTGAATGAACTTTTCGTTCACGCCAAACCAATATCCGCTTGGTACGTGCGAGTCAACGATGACAGGCGCTCCTTCAAACTTGATATTCACAAATCCAGCGTCCAACATCTTTTCATCTGTGAAGCGTTGCTGTGGCTGGAAGAGGGCGCTGAAAACGTCGTACTGGTCTTGTGTGGTGTAATGTACTGTTGGCTTGTTAGTGTCAACGGTAGCATCGCCAACCATACCTCTTACTCTTGCATAGGTAAGAGCAGTTGCAGCGCTGACCTGAGAGTCCCACCATGAATAGGTAGAGCTGTCAATGCCTGCGTATGTTCTGCTTGAGCTTATTGCGGAGCGAAGGCCCACAATCTGCTTGGCGGCTGAGCCGGCGTTAAAAAGGCCAGAACCGAGATTGTCCATCATCGTCATTTCGGCAGCTTTCATTTTGCTTTCAATGAGAGATAATACTTTTGCTTTGCCGCTGTTATTCAATTCGTCGGTGCGAGTGATAACTAGGGGCTCGTGCAGCTGCTTCATTGTCCATTCCGCTGATGTCATCTGCGCTGTGTCTGTCATATCCAGAGTGTCGGCGCCAGTGAACCAGCCTCCATGTGCACCCTTGGCGTATAGGATGGGCTGCATAATGCTCATGCCACCATCGTATTTTTTGTACATGTCCGGTTTGCCTTTAATGCGCACCAGCATAGAATTTGAGTTCATGATATTGTCAATCAACTTCGGGATGTAATACTTCATCGTGATTGCATTCATCTGATCGTATGGTAATGCCATAATAAAACCTCTTTAAAAATCGTTCATAGCCATTTGCGTAAGCTCCGAATACGACATCTTGGAAGGGTCAAAAGATTTAGCTTGGCCAGCAACAGCGGGCGTGCCCGTTCTTACTATACCAGCCCTGTTGGCGTTCTGCTGCGCAGTCACCGCGTCCTTTTTGCCACTTAACCGAGATCTCGATTGAACCTCGTCAAACATTAAATATTTAAACACCTTGTCAAAATCGTACACTTCGCTTTCCAGTGCAGCTTTCATAATCTTCGTTGCCAGCGTGCCACTACCATCATCACTCTTCCAGTCGAAGGTTGGATATTTGGTTTGCAATTCGCCTAGCTCCTTGTCAATTCGCTGCTGCTCCTCTCGAAGTACGCTTTCTTGCTTGAAGCGCTTGAGATCCTCTAACTCTTTCCTTGTCTCTCTGAACTCCGGCAAATTGGCCAAATTAATACCGCTTTCAGAGCCTTGGGCAGGCTGTAGGGCGCCTGTTTGATAGTCGTTATACAACTTATCAGCCATTGACATGAACGCCGGATTCTCTTCGGCGAACTTGATAAATGGCATGTATGGATCATAAGATCGTTTCAAGTCGTCCATCTCCCGCGCTCGGCGGTTTAGATGCTCCTGATCCGTTTCGTAAGAAAACCCCTTTTGCATGAGGGCTATCTGATGATCTCTGTCTTTAGGGAAATGCGTCTGGCCTTTGTATTTGATGGGCCACTGTTCAGCCGTCCATTGCGCTTCCGGTTGCTGCTGTGCAGGCGCCGCGCTTTGCTGATTGTCGCCCGCTTGATAGTCAGGCTGGCTATGTTGTGCAGGTGCGCTTTGACTGTCGGGTTCCGATTGCCATGCAGCATCATCACCCTGGTTCATCACTTCATCTGGCACGCTATATTCTTCACGATTTGGCATTCTTAAGTCCTCAAGTCTATAAAAAGTTGCTTGACCCTATAAATAATTTACACTATTGTAATTAAATCTACAAGAAATATTGTAGCCCTACAAGAAATATTGTAGATTAAGAGAACGGAGGGCTTATTATGGCTGGTTACGATTTTAGTAAAGATGAAGAGTTTAAGAAAATGGTTGACGGTATTCCTGGTAGTCAGAATGAATTACCCGAAGAAGCGTCGCAGGAAAAGCCCGAAGAGGGCGAAAACCAGGTGGTCGGAGCCATCAAAACCCTTCAAGTCCTCGCCCTCAAGCTTCGTGACGATGGTAATGATGGTCCGGCGCAACACTTAGCGGCGTTTCTTGACGCCTTAAAAGTCGGTCCTACGCAGGCGCCCCAGGGACAGCCGGCGGCACAGCCTGAGCTTCAATAGCCTTTTTATCATTATAAGCCTTTGCGTCCTCTTCCCTCTTGGGCCAGTCGATAGTTTCAAATAGTCTGTCGGCGCCAATCAATTCCATATCAAAAAGCTTGAATGCCATATTGGTCATCTGCGCCTTTTTAGCCGGTAGGCTAGTGCCACCCACAATTTCGACGTCAAACATACCCTTGCTGGGCCGCGTGGTGCCTGTGGTTGCAGCCTCATTAAATGACTTGGTGTTGGGGTCGAAAGTCCTTTCTTGGTAGCTCATTTGCTTTTTACCGTCCTGAGCGTCCTCAATAGAAAACTCGAAGTACGACGGCCATCCGTTCAGGTCTCCCGTCATTCTTGCCACTCTCGAATCCTTGTAAAACTGCATGAAGCGCGATACTGTTTTCTTTGCAGCCTCATTTAGTCCAGCATCTACATTGCGATCCTTAAGTCTTACCCTCGTCTGTGCCGCCTCCTGAATAGTCTGTATCGCCTCCGCCGCCGTGATGCCAATAGGCTTTTTACCCTGGGTCACATCCTGAGCACCGCTTGTATTGTCTACAAACTGCAACAGTGTGTTTAGCAGGTCGAAGTAATACGATGGCAGTGATGGTGGAAAGTCTCTTCTTGGTGATGTGTCGCCACTGTATTTTATCGCCAGCGACTGCGTGTTAATAAGATTCTCGGTTTTTACGTCGGCAGCGCGAGGCAGAAACCAAACGGCATTGCCGGTGAGCTTCATGTAGTCAATGATGGAGTTGATGACGTCGTTCAAAGCATCCTGCAGGTCGAAAAGAATCTCGACTTCTCCCTGACCCCAAAACTCACCAGGGACAACGGTGTCAACAATATTCACATACGGATGCTGCGCGTCTTCGTATGGATTCTCACCGGCAAATAGTTTTACTCCGATGTTAGGCGCTATAACGATTAGTTTGCCGTTCGGGTACTTGCTTTTCATTTGCTTCTCACCCTCTTCGCCGTCAATCTCGTCATACTCATCAACACACTTGCGATCTATCCAGCACATTAACACCTCGACGGTATCATCACCCATGAGCATACCGCTTGAATCTCGGCCTTGCACCCTGCTGTACTGGTCTGTCGGCGTTGTCATTATGGCGTCGCTCGGATCTTTTGACTTGCGGTCATCGTCCTTGTCCTTCGAGTTGTCGCCCTTTATTTCTTTGGCCTTGTCAGGATACATGCGTTTTAGCTCTGCAGCTGATTTATACATGCGCTCTATTACCCATGGCAACTTCTCGGCGTCTTCTATATTGCCTGGCACGAACAAATCTTCGCATCGTACCGTCTCCCAATTGACATCTCCCTGGCCATTGTTCAGCTCATTATCCCAAACTACTTTGAGCGGACCACTTCCCTTTTCAAGTGAATTGTGAATTATCTTGACCATTTTCTTTTGTAGTCCGTTGCGCTTCCACCACGCGTCAGCTACCTTGCCAAGCTTAGCCCCAAACTCGTAGTCATCAGCCTCCTGGCCCACCAGATTGAATCCAGGCTGCCCATCAGTCATGAGAGGTAGATAGGTCTGCACGACGCCACGGCAGATATTATAGCGCTTGTCGCTCTTATAGCCGGGCTTGTTGTACTTATTATCACCGCGGTAATACTTTGCGCACTTCTTCCACGTCTCCAGATAATCTTTCTGTTGCTCCTTGCCAATATCAAATAACCTCATAACGAGTTGAAAATCTTTGTCGCCTCTATCGTTGCCGTAATTGTTTTCTGTTGATAAACTTTCCATTAGTCACCCTCCACCGTTTGACTTATTTCTTCTGCTGCCTTTTTTCTCACGTCGTCCCAGCTGAATCGCTTGTCGTAATTCTTTTTTGCCATGCTCTTTATGTCCGCATCGCCACACTCGACAATGCTCTCGCCCGTCCTGTCGTTGTGCTCTCGTATAGCGTCCTGCAGGTCTCGCGAGTTTCTAATTACGCGCCCAAAGGCCTTATGAAAGCCGCCCAGGTTACTTCTTTTTAATATATACATATTACCACCCATTGCTTCCGGGTACAAATTGAGCATACTCCGGATCGTATCCATCGCCACTCTGCACCCGGCTTAGTATTTGTGTTCTTGTTTTATAGTTAGGATCGAAACTCTGATTTGATTTAGCGATTACCGTCTTGCGCAGTAGGTCCATACCCTGCGAGCAATACATAGTTGCAGACATGAGATGGTCATATGCATCTTTTGGATTGTTGCTCGGATTCTCGTCTTTATCCTCTTTGTCTTCTTTATATTGATATATCTCATACTCATCAATCGTATTGGGACACTGCGAGAAAACGACCTTGTGCATTCCGGTGCGTATCAGCTCGTTATGCGCTTGTATCATATCATTAAGGCTTCCGGCGTACTTCTTGCATGGTATGGCCGTTACTCCGTTCATCTGAAATTCTGCTATCGTGGCGGGCTCTTCGTTGTCGCAGTACCACGATTCTATTCTGCCTCGCCACTTGTGTTGCAGCTCGCGTGCGATAGATAACTTCTGCGACGGCGTTTGAAACTTTTTGTATATCTCATCTATCTGTATATCGTGGCCATTGCGTATGTTGAGCGCTCTTATTACCATTGCGAACTCGTCTCTATATCCCCAGTCGACACCTGCAAATATGCGCCACACATTAGAATCAAATATGTTTCCCGGTAGTGTACCGCCATTGGCGGCTTCGCTGAAATCCATAAACACCAGGCCCGACATCTTGGCAAAGACGCCACAATAGCTCATCTCAAAGACGCGTGGATCCATTAGTAAACGCTGACGCTCAAATTCTGCTTTGGGAAACGTGGGGTTCTCGGTTGAATGGAATTGAAAAATATCTACATCGGGACGCTTACCCAGTGTCCATGGCTTGTATAGGTCGCGGTTAACCCAGTTGAGTGAGTACGGCGTTGTGGTCAGCATTATCTGCCCTTGCTTGCGGGCTGCGCGTCCCATAATATTTTCCCATGCTCTGCGCTTGTACTTGCCGCACTCGTCGCCCCAGATAGCGCATACATCGGTAGTACCCTCCATCGAGTCCGGATCCACCAGGGAGCGGAAGAATACTTTTCTATTCCTACTCATCTCAAAAATTTCATCCTTGCGGTGATACTCACCCAGGCCGTTCATATCTTTCAGAAATCGCGGTAGCGTACTCTGTGAGAAAATCTTGTAATTAGGTGTAGTTACAATGAAATTGGAGCCTGGCTCTGTGTGTATAGATGTCTTCATGCGCATCCATAGCGAGCCGGTCATCGTCTTGCCACCCTGCTTGCCCGCCAGCATGAGCACAATAGGCTTCTGGCTGGTGATGGCCTTGACTTGATACTGATGTAGTGTTATATCCCTAACCATATAAAATCATAGTATAAGTGTTTAAAAATATATTGGTATTTGCGAGAGGCGGCCCCGACCCTGTCCATTGTCCGAAGCTGTCTGCATATTCGCCATTGCAAAACGTTATAAGAGCAACACAACCTTTAGCCGTGTACGTCTCGAACATTATTGTAAAAACCTAGGTAAATATTTAAGCACTGCTAACAATATCACCAGATAGATAATTACGGCTCCCAGTTCGCTTTTAGGTTCTTCGTCCATATCATCCCAGTGGACAGTAAGCCGGCCTTTTGCCCTGGCAGCGTCCATATAATCCTGTCTGTGGGTCGTAGAGGTCTGAGCATATGTAAACCGTGTGTCCGTACATCCTGCGCCCGATCCTATTGCGACAACTCTCCGGTATCTGGTGGCGTCGAGACATGCAGTAAGAGCAATTGCATTTTGATATGTCTTTGTTGGCAGGTTGGATTTTAGGTGTCATAACCCGGGTTTTAGTGGCACTTTTACGATCTTGCAATTCCAGTTTATTAGATTTCAGACTCATTATCATCCTCATCATCATCTTTTTGTGTGCTATCCAGGCGCATGAGCTCCGTACCATCAGGCATACGCATCACTATTGCGTCAGGCATACTTACTTGCTGCCTATCCATAACTTTGCCCCACACCCTATCGAGCACCTGCTGCGTGGCATTGGGCTTGCCTCTCTTTGCGCTTGTGAGCATACTGATAGCTATAAGATCTTGCTGCGTTAGTAGGTGAGCTATCTCAGGAGGTACATCAACGCCCTGGCGCTTAAGGCGTTCCATATCTTTCTTTGAGGCTTTAAGCTCAAGCATTTCGCGGAGCGTGGTCTTTATGTTCTTAGTTCCCTTTTTCTTTCCGTTTGGGTTGCCTGACTGCCCTGGCTTCCATGCTGGGCGTAGCACTTCTTGCCAAGACCTGTTTGGTTTCTGCCCTTCCGGTACATCAATCGGTGTATTGCCGTCTGCATAACTTTCTGGGTTCATATCCATAATTTTAATATAACCTTTTTACTTTTACTTAGCAACATTAATGTTTAACGTGAAACATCATCATCCATATAATGATATATTTATTCTACCTTTTTATATACGTTTGACGCTTTTTCTTGGGCGGCTCGGATTACTTTTGTCCAATAGTCGTGATAGCGTTTTGCTATATCGTCCTGGGCTTCCGTGTCGTTTTCTTTGTCGGCCTTAAGTATGGTTTGTAGTCTTACCGCTATGCGCTTGTCTTTGGCGATGGCTAGGTCTTTGGCTAGTTCCGGGTCGTAGACTTTAAGCGCCGTTAGGTATTCGGACTCTTGGCGCATTAGCATTTGCAGCAGAGATACTCTTTCCATGGGTATTCGGTACTGGCTCATCATATTTAGAGTGCACTCATCGCAGTACATATTAGTATTGCCTGCTACGAGTTTATATTTTCTGTCTGGTACGTTAATTGGCGTTTTACAACCGCCCCAACAATAAATTTCAATCATAATTTCCTTTTGTTAAAATTTCTTCTGGCGCCGACCGGGTAGATCACACCCTAGACGATGCTAGGGGTTTTCTTCTGTTTGCCATTACGGTACAGATCTGGGCTCCCGGAGATTAAGAAAGGCTGTTAGTCAAACCTCCCGCCGCCCTAGCGTCTAAGTAGAATCATCTACTGCATGATGCTTGCCCGCTCCGTCATGCTCATCACATAGCAGGCCAGATAGAGCGCAAGCGCTATCGTTGCTATGACTTCTTTATGTACTGGTGTATTTAGTTTAGGCCTCCCGTTATTTCTTGCGTTACTTTGCCCCCGAATTAAATATGCTCATTTGAATTAGAGCAAAGTGCCGGCTCGACTGCTTCGGGAAAACAGGTGGATTTCTCCACTACCGGCATTAATAATATACACATCGGGAAAACGCGTTTGTATACCCAAAAACTTTAATTTTTGCAAGTATTTTCTTTATTTTGGCTAAAATACACCGTTTGATAGATTATTTTTACCGAATGATATATTTTTGTTGTTTTTATTAAAACTTTTGGGTATATTTATAATATGACACACAACAAAGGAAATTAAAATGAGCGGATTGATTAAAGAAATCACCAAGTACAGCTGCCAGCATGAGAGTATATTATCAACCCGTATTTTTGGTGCCGGTTATGACCGTCTAACCAATGTAAGCTATCCTTGTTATGACTGCCAGCTATCTATGTTAGGTGCTAGATGTGATGTGGTTAGATATGGGTATATGCCGATTGGTGGCAAATCTTATAATTATCGTGATAACAAGTACGAAATTGGTGTTAGTTGTTATCTACCCAATATGAGGGTAAGACCTGAGTTTTCAGAGGGCCGTAACATTTTGACCGGTAGTGCAATTATAGTCGGTTGGGGTGGTGATTGTGAGCCACTAATCGACCTTTCAACTTTTCAGATCAAAAAAAATAACACAGTAATAGATTTGGCACCGGTGCCGTTGTGCGCTTACCAGATCATTGACGGCAAAACAGGCTTTGTCGTTGGTAACGCTAAAACCCTCAGAAGCGCATGGAACAAATGTAATAAACTAGATCTTGTTTACGGTGCTGTTCGCTATTGTGCAAAGCGGGTTGATGCATGATCAGCGAGTATTTCACCCGCTACAAAATAGCCTCCCGCCTCTGGCAGATGGATCCAGAGCGGGCCGAGGCACTGTATAACATAATCAAAATAAATCGGAGGATATAATGCTACTAAACAAAGAAATTTTAAGAGAAAAAAGTATGGTGGAAGGCCTGGGACTTATCACTGGCGCGGTAAGTGACTTTTTAACTTTATCAAAAATCGAGGAACTTTAAAATGACGGAAGAATCTTTAAAACTGGAAATTTATCAAAAAACGGTCGCAAATCTTTTGCGCGCAGGCTACTCAAAAAAATCAGCTGATAAAAGAGCTAAACAAATCGCAGGCATAAAATGAACTTAACCAAAGAAATGCTTAAGGAAAAAAACGCTTGTAGCGATGGTTACGAGTGGTATCTAAAAAATGGATGCGAAACGGTGGGCGAAACAGTAGAAAATCTAATAGCCGATGATAAAATTGAGTGGGCAAATTGGCTTGTAACTAGATTTTTGTCGAAAGAAAATTGCATTAGGTATTCCATTTTTGCAGCTAGGGCAGTTTTGCAAAATTTTGAAATTATTTATCCTGACGATAAAAGACCTCGATTAGCAATAGAGGCGGCGGAAAATTATCTGAATAATCCATCATACAGTGCGGACAGTGCGGCCAGTGCGGCCAGTGCGGCATACAGTGCGGCATACAGTGCGGACAGTGCGGCATACAGTGCGGCATACAGTGCGGCATACAGTGCGGCAGACAGTGCGGCCAGTGCGGCAGACAGTGCGGCCAGTGCGGCCAGTGCGGCCAGTGCGGCCAGTGCGGCCAGTGCGGCCAGTGCGGCATACAGTGCGGCAGACAGTGCGGCCAGTGCGGCAGACAGTGCGGCCAGTGCGGCGATGAAAACAAGAATTATAAAATATGGATTAGAATTATTGGATGTATTATAATGCCACACCCACACGATGCGGAAATGAACTGGGGCCCCGACCCTGACGACATAGCCGACGGGGATCTATACTATAAAATAGAGCAAAAGCACGACGGTTTTTTTTACGGAAAAAACGGGATTACCTACGAGCACGGACCTTTTGACTCTCTCGATGATGCCCGCGATGACGTGGTGCGCGAGTATGAGGCTCAAATGCAGGATCGCTTTGCCGAATATTGGAGGGCTGACGTATGATTTTTATCGGACTGGCCGCTGGTTCCCTGGCGATAATAATTGGCTCCGTGGTGGTGCATGGTATAGTTTACCGAGAGGAAACAAAATCGAAAATACATTTTTACGGTGGTAGATATGAACGATAAAACGGCGGGCGAGTGCATGTCACTACTCCACCAGGCAAGCGATAAAATAAAATCAGCCTTGCAGGTGATCGAGAAATACGGAGTATCGACTGACATTAAAAATCTAATTCTGGATGTTACGGTAGCCGTGAGAGAGTTGGACCAGAGGGTCGAAACAGTTTTGAAAAATCATATTTATCAGGAAAAAATTAAAAGTTGAAATGAAAATCTAAAAACACACAAAGGAAAAATTATGAAAAAAAGACTTGTAAAGGAAACTAATCTTATAGGCGACATCGTGTTCAGAATTTATGTCGATGGCAAACACATCGCCTCAGAAGTGGATCCTGATAAAGCGATCAAGGCGTACGAAAATTTATCATGCGAACCAAAAATTCAGGTGCTGCGGGAGGATAATTTCGGCCCAGAAGAAAAGCCCATGGGCATTTTTAAAGAAATGGATGATATAGTAAAAACGATGAACAATATATCAATATTCCCTAAACCGGAGGCTTTATAATGTTTACCAAGGCAAAAAAAGAACAGCTTAAAGCAAAGGTTTGTATGGATGGCGGTTCAGGTAGCGGAAAAACCTATTCCGCGCTGGTTCTAGGAACCGCACTGGCCTCTGGTGGTAAAATAGCGCTACTGGATACGGAAAACCGTTCAGCGTCTCTCTATGCCGATAAATTCGACTTTGATGTTATGGATTTAACAGCGCCGTTCACGCCGGAAAAATACATAGCCGGAATTAAGGAGGCGGAAAAGGAAGGCTACTCGGTAATTATCATAGACTCAATTACTCATGAATGGTCAGGAAAAGGCGGATGCCTTGAACTGGTTGATGGAATAACCCAGGGAAGCTCGAGTAAAAACTCTTACGTTGCATGGGGAAAGGTAACTCCACGCCATAATGATTTTATCTCGGCAATACTTAACAGTCCATGCCACATTATATCAACAGTACGCGTCAAAATGGGATATGAAACAGACCGTAACTCTCAAGGCAAAACTACTGTTACAAAAGTTGGTATGCAACCAATCACCAGAGAAGGATTTGAATATGAGAATACAGTAGTTTTCAGCTTGAACCAAAATCACATTGCCAACTGCACAAAAGATCGAACCAGGCTATTTGATGGCAAAGATTTTATGATTACTCCTGAAATAGGTTATGAGCTTTTGAACTGGCTAAATTCCGGCACGGCACCACAGCCAAAACAAACTGCGGAAAAAAAGCTCAGTTCGTTTGGTGAAAAAATAAAAAATCTGCATGAGAAATTAGGTGCAGAACACTATTTGAAAATACTGGGCAATAACGGTTATTCTCACAGCTCAGAAATACCAGAAAGCGAACGGGACGGAATTGTCGAACAGTTGGAAGTTGCTGCAAAGCAAATCGAGGTAAACAATGCTGAATAATCACACTGGAATATTAAATAAATACAACTACCACGATCCAGAAACATCAAAGATGTTTATGAGCTGGAGCCTATTCAAAATGCTTGCACCGGCCTTTGGGGGGTGCGAAGCAAAAGGAATGGCTTTTATCAGAGGCGAACACAAAGACGAACAAACAGAAGCTATGCTTTTAGGCTCTTTCGTTGATGCCTACATGTCGGGAGAGCTGACAGAATTTGTCGCCAAAAACTCTTCTGATATATTTACTCAAAAGGGCGAGTATTACGCTTCCTTCAAAAAGGCAGAAAAAGAGGTTTTCCCAATAATTGATTCAATCATCAGTAATGATCCAGTAATCAAAGACGCGTTGTCTGGGAGAAAACAAGAAATTATTACCGGCGAATTATTCGAGATGACCTGGAAAGCAAAAATTGATGATTATCAAAACGGCTTGGTCACTGATCTTAAATACATCAAAGAACTTTTTGGCAAAGAATGGGATAATTTTTTAGGCTGCTACCAATCTAAAATAGAGAAGTCGGGATATTTTTACCAGCTATCTATTTATGCTAAGCTGGCGGAGCAGAGAACGGAAAAACCGCACGATGGGCAACTGGTTGTAATCACCAAGGAAACGCCGCCGGACAGGGCTGTAATCGTATTTCCGCATGAGGCTATGGCCACTAAGTTATTAACCATATCGCACCATGCAGAGCGCGTAAAGCAGGTGTGGAAAGGAATTGCTGAGCCTGCGCAGTGTGGGGCGTGCGCCTATTGTCGCAAAGTGAAGAAAACATCAGTGTACAATTATAAAGAATTTGAGTATTAGGATTAACATGAAATCGGAATTACAAAAAGCATTAGAAAAATATCAGAAAACGCTGGCCGTACTGGCCAGTGAAACTAGGAGCGCAGTAGGTGGCCGTGAGAAGCACGGCATCGCCTCGCAACGCAAGATAAGCGCAAATACAGGGTACAACCCTAGAGCGTTGTCGCAGTGGATTAATGGCAAGAAAAGATCATTAAATTGGATCGTCAGGCTGGCTCAAAAGATTTGCAAAGCGCAGAAGGAGAAAAAACTATGATAACTAGGATACAAAAAAACCTCATCAATGCTGTGATGGCGATAGATGAGCTACAGGATAGCCTGATCGAATACGCAAAATCAAATACGGTAACTACAACCGTTATGGCTACCGGAATAAAAGCAACTGACATCGGTAATTTTAAAAAGAAAAAAGGGCGTGAATATTCGTTCAAGTGGATGGAAAAATTTGCTGAAAATATTATCCGCTGGGAGTCGAAGAAATGAAAATTATTACTACCGAGAAAGTACCAATAAAAATGTGGTTGAATGATATTGAAGATGGAGCCTTAGCGCAGGCTAAGAATGTAGCCAATCTTCCGTTTGTTTTTAAGCATTTTGCAGTAATGCCAGACTCACATCAAGGCTATGGTATGCCTATTGGGGGTGTTTTATCTACTAAAGGTGTGGTTGTGCCAAATGCTGTAGGTGTAGACATTGGCTGTGGAATGTGTGCTGTAAAAACAGATATTAAGAATATTGACAAAGAAACCATGAAAACAATAATGGGTATCATAAGGACTCATGTTCCAGTTGGATTTAATCACCACAAAGAAGATCAAAAATGGGAAGGTTTTGAAGATGCGCCAGACCATATTAAAGTAATTGATGAACAACTTAATTCTGCAAAAAAACAATTAGGTACTCTTGGTGGAGGCAATCACTTTATTGAAATTCAAAAAGATAAGGATGGTTATGTATGGATTATGATTCATTCGGGGTCAAGAAATTTCGGTCTAAAGATAGCCTCTGCATATCATAAAAAAGCACTGGACTTATGTGAAAAATGGTTTTCTCAGTTACCCGATAAAGAACTAGCCTTTCTACCTATTGATACTTTACAAGCAAAAGAATATATGGAAGCCATGAATTATGCTCTCATGTTTGCCAAAGCAAATAGATACCACATGATAGAAATGATTAAATGGGTTTTTATAGACCAACTGGGTGAGATAAAGTTTAGTGATACAATCAATATTCACCATAACTATGCAGCTTGGGAAAATCACTTTGGACAGAATGTTATTGTTCACCGGAAGGGAGCTACTTCTGCCAGGCAGGGTGAAATAGGTATCATTCCAGGTAGTCAGGGAACAAAAAGCTACATAGTAAGAGGCTTGGGAAATCCTGATTCTTTTATGTCATGTTCCCATGGGGCCGGAAGAAAAATGGGTAGAAATCAAGCGTCCAGAGAACTTGATTTAGAAACTGAAAAGAAAATTCTTGACGACCAGGGAATTATTCATGGCATTAGAAGCGTAGCAGATCTTGATGAAGCTGCTGGAGCCTATAAGGATATTTATGAAGTAATGTATAATCAAAGAGATCTTGTAGAAATTGTTGAAGAATTAACTCCGCTTGCAGTAATAAAAGGATAAATCAGAACAATGAAAGAAAAATCTATAAAAACGGATGAAAAGCGGTTAGCCGGTTTGCGTTCAGAGCCCTGCTCTGTTTGTGGTTGCGGCAGGTGGAACATGGATAATGGGCAATGGGAGAATGACGCTCACCACATTGGCGGCAAAGGTCTTGGCGGCTCACGGTGTGACGATGCTAATACAGTTACTTTATGCCGTGTATGCCATAGCTTGTTACATAATTATCCGGCTCACTTTAGAAAGAACTTTGGAGAAAATAAATATAAAGAATTGAAGGGGATAGAATGAGTAAACTATTTTATAAAATAACCTGCTTCATAAATTGGCATTTAATAGAAAGAGTTGTTACGGATAACGAATTAGGTGCTGATGGAAAAATAATAGGACTATTGGTTTGTGAAAGGTGTAGAAAACTTAAACGTGTTCGTATTGAGAGGAACGGATGGCGATTAAGAAAATAATTCCCACTGAACATCAGGAGCAGTGCGCGGTAATAAAATATTGCGATTGGAATCACGTTCCTATTTTCGCAATCCCTAATGGCAGTTCAAAAAGTATGAATCAGGCTCGCAAATTTAAAGCCGAGGGTCTGCGGAGCGGTATTCCCGATCTCTTTATTCCTGTTCCTACCGACACGTCGCACGGCCTTTTTCTTGAAATGAAGAGAAGGAAAAAAAGCATTATTTCTGACGAACAGAAAGATTGGATTCACAAATTACAAACATACGGTTATACGGTAGTTATCTGTAAAGGATCGGATGAGGCAGTTGAAGCTATATGCAAACATTGTTTTAAAATTAAATGGGAGGCATGATGGAACAAAATTATTATAAATCGGCAGCGATAGAATTAAGTAACGCAATCGCGTATCTATCCTGCGAGCTGGTGCAGAGCGATCCGGACAAGTTAGCTCAGAAGCTATATTACAAATGCCAGGATGCTGTTAATGTAATGTCAGGCCGTGACATCTATGAGCTTGGCGATGGCGAAGGATTATCGAACCTTGCAATGGATAGCGGTAATCTACCATCCAGCTTCTTTGACGCCTTCCTGGAGCTTAATATCGTATGCGATGCGATAGAAATTGAATTTCAGGATGTAGAAGATACAAAGGCGGTTGCGGAATTGTTCAAGTGCTGCTGTAAATACATTTATCAATATGAGGAGATGAGATGACGCATGAATTAAAAATATGGCCCGAGTTTTTTGATGACGTTCTAAAGAGAATTAAGAACTTTGAAATAAGAAATAATGATCGCGGATTTAAAACCGGAGATACTATTATCCTAAAAGAATTTGATCCATACTTGCTTGAATACACCGGAAGAGAATGTACTCGCATTATAGTATATATTTTGTTTGATGATAAATGCAATGCGCTGGAAGATGGATTCTGTGTTTTAGGAATTGAATCGCCTTGTGAAAGTGAGACTAGAGTATGAGTGATTTATCCGTATCCGCCGCCCTGATAACGTATGCGGTAATGATATATCTGGCAGAGCATAAACTACCCAAGCCTTTGGTTCCGGCAGTGTATCTGTTCGGCTACATAACTTGTTTTTGGATAATTAAAGGATAATATTGTGAATGAGCATCAATTAATTAAAATTAATAAAAATAGGATCAGTGATGAGTGTCTCCCTTGCTTGTATTTGATTCGTTGTATTAAACACTCATATCATGATAAAATTATTAAATGCGATTCGTTTTATCCGCCTAAAGAACATCCTTGTTATGGTAATAAATATTATATCACTAATTATAATGGTAGCACTAGGGTTGAAATAACCCAAAAACAATATGACATGGCGCTATATGATCAAAAATGTTTAGTGCGCGGTCAGTTTTTAGCAATACAATATTTAAACGGCGATGTAAATGTGCGAGGCATAGAGAGAGGAATGTTTTTTGAAAAAACATATCATAAAAAAGAATCAATAATTAAAGGATAGGAATATGCAAAAATTAATCGTAGTCAACAGGCCAGATTTGTGCCCATACAGAGTGTTCCGCCACAATCCTTTTTTCTGGGGTTGTGATTGCCCAGATACACATCAACGGAGATGTGGACAAAAAACAACAATGCGCAAGTTTCCAAAAAAATGTCCACTTGAAACAAACGAGGAAGTATGACTGAGGAAGAGTTGGCAAAAAAATAATTATTGGCAAAACCAAAATAAGAGGGAGTTATCAGTATAAAAAGGATTTTATTAGAGTCGAGTGGTATAGAGTATATAATGACATGTTGTATATTGCTGGATTAAATCATCACAAAGAGCCCGCTGGTCAAAGAATGTTTTTAGAATCAATCATTATAATAGTAGATAAAAAAAAATGACAGAGGTGAAGTAATGGTTAGACACGAACTAAAAATATTACCTGAATTTTTCCGAGATCTAATTTCAGAAAGGAAAACTTTTGAGATTAGAAAAAACGACAGAGACTATCATATTGGGGATGTTTTGAGGTTGAAAGAATGGGATCCTATTAATCAAAGATTTACCGGAAAGATGTGTGATAGGATGGTGACATATATCTTACATGGTGGCCAATATGGAATTGAAGAAGGTTATTGTATAATGAGTTTTGAGTGATTAGGCGCAATAAAAGTTCGCACAATAGAAGTTAGTGGAAATAAGTTTTTAAGGAGATAATTAAATGCCAGAATTTGATAATTTCACAAAATTAGAAGTTCCGAGAAACTACCAATTCAAGGCCACACTAGATGCAGAATACTATGACGGGTATATGGAATTAAAAGAGCATTGTGATATTTTAAGATATGTCAATACATTGTCGGACAATGCTGTTCGTTACGAACTGGTTAAGTTTATAGCCGAACGCAACGAATTGAAATTATTAATAGAAAAACTTACATCCACTAACAGCCACTAAGCGAAACCACCATATCGAGCAAGTCCTCGGTATGGTTTTCTTCGCCTACTGGCATAACGTTAGACAAAATATTGTATTGGTAATTTATGATTGATAGAAAAAAAGTGTATGAAAAAACTAATGGCAAATGCTCATATTGCGGATGTGATATATCATTTAAACAGATGCAGGTTGATCACATATACCCAAAACATCTAGCAACCAAAAAATGCGTTTTAGATAACGATAGGATTGAAAACTTAATGCCTTCATGCCGAAAATGTAATATCCATAAGGGTGGCATGAGTATAGATATGTGGCGATATGAGCTAAATAGGCAGGTTGCTATGCTAAAAAATAATGCCCAGTTTGATAGAGCTTTGCGGTTCAATCAGATAAAAATTTTAAGCAATCCGATAGTTTTTTATTATGAATACAATACTATGTCCAACAGCGAAAGTACAAAATGCTGATGCGCTTCGTACGTTTCGCATAACGTTGGATGAAATAAAAAGTGAGAGAACGAATATGAAACGAATTATCTGTGCTGCAATTAAAATAATGGAAACCGACCAAGTATTTTATGGCCATAGGCATGACCAATGTTTTAATTCTTTAAATAGTCAGTTAAGTTTTAATCTGAATAGACAACAAATAGCAAAACTCGAAAAAATACAAGGCTTTGTTACTGGAGATGGAGAGTTTGTTGATAGGGAACAGGCTTTTATCATAGCAAAAGAATGTGGGCAAATAAAAGACCTATCCCAAACTCGTGGCAGCACTTTATATTCAGAGGATTTATATTGATAATGTCACTTTTTACATCATCCAACAGCCGCTTTACAAAATTAAAACTTCGCAAAGCGGCATAACGTTGTAAGCAATAAATTTAAACTAACAAACAATTAAAAAAGGAGAAATATGTTAGCAGAATACAAATCAGAAAACACATCAGATGAAAACGAGAATCCCACTGGTGGCTTTGTTATTGGCACGGGTTTAAAAATTGAGTGGCAAGACGGCCCACTCGGCAGGGGAAGCGAACGAAAAGAACCTAATGGTGCTTTTGTTGAAACTGTAATTGATGCTGCCAGACAAAGGATTGAATTTTATCAAAATTCAAAATTCAAATGCCGAGAAAATGCGATTGCAATAACAAAGCTCGAAGAGGCGTTGCTCTGGCTTAACAAGCGCACATCTGATAGAGATAAAAGACAGGTTGAAGGTGAACATAAAATTTAATTGTTAAATCTACAGCTTACAACAGCCACTAAGCGCAAGAACTGCGCCTAATGGCATCACGTTAGGCGTAATGATTTTTAAAAGGAGAATGAAAATGAATATACAGGAAACGAGAAGAGTTGAAATTATCAGAGGAATACATAGTGGGAAGAAGTGTGTTTTTCATGGGTTCTACCAATCAGGGATGATAGACGAAGGGTTAAATCCATGCGCCTTGGTAGAGTTTGAAGATGGGGAGTATACATATTTTGATGCGGAGTATGTAAAATTCTTACCAAATGAAAAATCACTGACGCCCAACAAAGATTTAGCGAAATGTGCTGGATGCAAGCACTACGATTTTGACAAAAATGTTTATACAGATGAATGTTACAGTTGCAGCAGGTACAATGCTGATTTATTTATTAAGAGGTAATTATTTAAGGAATTTTGCAAACTATGAATATTTATATATATTTAAATAGTACACAAAACCTTAACGGCTTTCCCCCTCTGAAACGATGTAAGAGGGGGTTTTGATGCTGAGTGAAAATCAAGAAAAAGTTTTAGTATGGCTACGGGAATTATATCTTGTCGAGCCGGAGCGGATACCACTAACAATGGCAGCTGCGGGCCGTGGAGTGCTTACTGTTACCGGAGTAATAGAACATCCCTTTGAGTTCGCTGATAGCCCTGATGATGATTTTTACAGCGTGGCGATGGAGTGGGATGATTTAGAGTTGGATTCGAAATATTGCGAACCGGAAACCGTATTTAAAGACCCGCAACAGTTGGAGTTAACTTTATGAAATTATTTTACCCTAGCTACAACAAAAATGATTATATTAACACCATGACACACGACTCAAGTTTAATATTTGCCAGCCCTGCTCACTCCTTTGTTGTGTGTCATACTATTCAAAATGTGACAGGGCTGGCATCTTAAACAAAGGAGAAAGTCCATGATAAATGAAAAATTAATTGACCCTACAACTAGGCTTGAATCACCGATGGAAATGCTGGATAGGATAGGAATCTCTGGTAATGTTGATGTCAACAAAACGACTCACATGGCTGATGCTATAAAATACGCTGCAAAACCTGCCTTCACATCAAAGCGAAAGACCTACATCAGCACACCGGAAGCCAAATTAAACGCTATACGGACAGCAAAAGATACGGCTAAGAGTTTGGGTAAGGTTGATTATTACAATGGGTTGGAGACGGCTCACGCCATTCTACAGGGGCGACCTCCGATATTAATGCAGGGTGGCCCTAGGTGGCACTGGTTTAGAACAGACAAAACCGGAATAAGGGGTTGATATGAAAAGTAGGCAAAGAAAGATATTTGTCGAAGAATTGGTAAGCGAAAAGCGTAGAGTCAAAAATCAATTCATGCAAGAATTTGGAATTAAATCAGGAAAGACGCTGAGAAGAATTATTAAAAAAGTAAAACGTGAAAAAAAGGAGGTGGCATAATGCTAATTAATCTAAACAAAAAACTGGTGGACATAGAGCAAAAAGATATTAATAAAACCGTAGGCGAGTGCTTCGTTGATTTACTCAACCTGCCGGAACAAGGGTTGGACAAAAAGAAAGTGAAAGAGCGTGCTGAGCTTATCAGGGCAATATCTATCTCAGACGATATGGAATTTGAATTGGATCAACTATCCTTGATCTCCGCCCAGATTCCGAAATCAAGCTTTTTTATTACTGTTCAAGACCAGCTCTATAAAATAATCGAGCCATGATAAATCAATTCAACACCTCTGCCGGGCAGGTATTCACAGATGACGAGTACAATTATCATGTAGATGATGTTTGTCATATGGGGGTTAATTGCAAAATAATTAACCCTCAAACTAAAAATGTTGTTGGCGATATTTCTTTTACCTACAACGAACTTTCAAAAATGAGGAAACTATGATCTTTGCTATTTCAATGATTATAATTACAGCAACGATTGTTGTGTTTATGATTAGTGCGCAAAAAAAGTTCATCAAGGGCGTGAATGAAGCTCTTGATGTTTTGAATAAAGAAGCTGACGCAATAAAACAAGAATTGGGATGCGCTAAATTCTGGAGCGATCAGCTTCATGCAGAGGTTGGATACGGACACAAGTCAGTCAAAGAAGAAGAGGACGATTCGATTGTCATCCTCACGAAAGAACGTGATCATAGGATTATCGACTCTCTCGACAAAGAGCGTGGTTATTAAACGCTCTTATCCGCCGCTTCATACCATTCAACACCAATACTGGCCGCTTTGGCACCACCACCGAGATTAACAAGCTCAACAGCATATACGCCGCTGACCGGAAGAACCCACTCATTTCTTTCTGCTTTAGGAATAGAGCCCGCACCAACGGCAATAGTGTCAATAAGCGTGCCTGCCGTTCCTATTGTAGGGTCTTGCAAAACTGTTACCAGGCTTGTATTTGACGAAGCTTGGTTTTTATTTGCCGGAGTTACCGCCGTCCCAGATGTTGCGCTTAGCGGTGTTTTATATAGATTTACTAAAGCCTCGCCACCACAAGCACCATTAAATATCATGTGCATGTTTTTAGTAGCTCCATTAGTAAGGTGAAACACCAAAGTACCATTGTCGGCAAGAGCTGAATTGGATGCGCTTACCTTGTATGTGTCTCCTGAGTGTATTTGTGCGTGAACGTGGTCTATTGCTTTTGGCGCGTCGCTCATTTCATCATTAAAAGCCATTGCTTCCTCCTATTTAGTATCGTTATATGGTTGATTAATTATTTCAATATCTATCCCGCCTGGATATTTTTTCAGAATATTCATTATAGCTTCAATGGCGGGCTCGCAATTCCAAATGGTTCCGCCGCTGGCTTCAATGCCACAAAGCACACACCCAAGGGTATGCTTAGGGTCGCCGCCCCCGTGCTCTCTTATGCCACTAAAACAAGGAACCGGATATATTTCCGGCATCGGCTTATTCCATCTTGTGCTATGGGTAATCTTTATTTTATAGCGTCCTGCAGGAATTGCCGTCTCTCCGTAAACCTTTATTCCATCGGGCCTGACGGTATCTTCAAGGGTGCTGCAAATCTTTGTTTTTACTGATTGCTCGTCAATAAACTCCTGCTTGCCTATGGTTCGGTCTTTTAAATATTTAATCCTGGTGAGTCTGAAAAACGGATCGCTCATTTTAACCTCGCATAATATTTAATTTTTATCTGCATCTCTATGTGTTCTTTATCTTCTCTGTTTTTGAGTATGTTGCGAATAAGAGCCAGACGATCTTCCTTTTCGATAGTTAGTTGCTTATAGGCCGGATAACCAAATCCAGCCACAGCGGCAAATATAAGCTTTACATTAATGCAGCGCTCGCCATCAGCACGTATGCGTCTCATAAAAATATGATTTGCATTTGTAAAGCCAAGGCAGTGTGTTGTAAAAATCCAATCGTGTATGCAAGCACCTATTCTTAAGTGTTCGTCGAAAGGGTGGCCGATGAATGACCACGCAAACCGAGGAATACTGGCACCGTCAAAGACGAATCCGGCAGGTATAACGTATTCCTTACCTTGATAGTGAAATGGAAGGTCAACATTAAGAACCATTTGTTCTTTACCATCTACAAGACTGAACATCGGTTTATTACTTTCCACTTCCATGATAAATTCCTCTTTTACAATGCTATTCATCATCTACTAATCTTACCCAATACTTCACCAAGCGTTCTATTCATGGCTGACAATTCGCTTGCAACTGTACGCTGCTGTTCTCTGAGTTGGTCAATGCTTCTGCCAAGAGATAGACATTCGCCTTCAAGAGTCGCAATTCTTTCGCCATGTATGGGGCAACTGTCGGATGGATATGATCTCGTATTAACCTTCGTCTCTCCATTGTCATCTCTAACATTCTTCTTTCCTCGCACAAAACCTGTTACTATTCCACCTATTATAAGACCTATACCTACGGCAATTTCTTTCCATTCCGACACCCATATTCCCCTTTAAGCCATTGGCTCTTCTTCTCTAATAGATTCCAAAACCACCTCGTCAATCGTTTTGTTGATCTCAACAACTGGCTCCAGTGGCTTTAACTGTGCTTCTGCATTGGGAAACAGGTCTTTCAACACGGTTTCATAGATCGCTTTCTTGGCATCGTCTGAAAGCTCGATTACCTTATAGTCAAGTGCAGTTCCGCTTTTACGTGAGTCCTCGTCCATGTAAATCTCGATACTTATGAAAGGATGTACCTTGATATACGCCTGTGGGAGGTCTATTCCCTTGTATTGTGTTTGTGTTATAATTGCCATTGTTGTCTCCTTTTAAATTATGACCAAGTTGCTAATGCTGCCTTAACCCAAGTATTTGTAGCCGTGCAAACGTAGATCGCATCTGCCACTACTCTAATTTCCCCAAGCGTTCCAGTTGCCCCTGCGTTTGCC